ACCGGTTATCTGCCACTATATGAACAAGACGAACAGCCACCACGCAGTCCGTCATTACACCTTTTACACAGCTGGTGGTCCTCCCTTACCCCTTTAAACTGGTTATAAATTTCCGCTGGTACAATTACCGGCATAGGGACCAACAATCGTTGACTACGTAGTGATGCGATTTCTGCAGTGCGTTCGAGGTACAACGATTTCCAGTCACTTGCTTCAGTCTTATATGCGGCCAAAGCATCCCGCATGCGCCGCCAGCGGCGACGCTTCAGCTTGTTCGTTTTCACTTCACCTCCTGCGGGGCGGCTGCAAGCATATGTGACCAAATTAACCTGCGCGTCTGGCGCATTGCACAATCAGGATCATCCCAAGCGTGGTGCTGGCATCCTGAATTATGCAGCATCATTGCTTCTGTCGGCTCCTTCGGCACCATCACGTAACCATCCGGAATTGCCGGATCGTTGGTGTTCTGCACTTCGCCTGTTTTTGGCAAAGAACCTAGAGTTGGCGCGGCCTTGATGGTGATTAGCGACTCCTCATCGACATGGTCGACAAGTTGTCGTTCGAGCATGGCGGCGCGGCATAGTTTCCAGCCCAGGATAATTGCCCCGCGTCGATAAGTGGTATCGCGACTATTGCCCTTTGGTAGAAGGTGCTCTGGTGGTTCCTCCGGGAACATCTGCACTACCGGCGCTGGCTGCGCGTGGCGATAGAGCGGCAGTACAGCCACATCACCATCTTTTGCGACAAATTCTGCGCGACGTTCATCGTTTGTAACATGCCATTGCTCACGATAGTGCCATGTCCACGCCACCGGCTCGCCGTCCATTGCGGCCAGCGCCATGCGGGCCAGCTCTTTGCTTTCACCATGCTTCAGGAATCCATCTTCAGCGATTTCCTGCAGGCGCTCTCTGGTTAATTTGCTGTTCATTGGTCCGCTCCTGGCTTATTGATGCGCGATGTTATATTCCGACCGCAGTCGCAGCAGTAGAAAGCTTTCCCGCCGCGAATGCCGCTGGTGTGCTGCCCCTCAAGGAATGAACCATCCCAAGCATAAAACTGCTTGAAATCCACAACCTCTTTCGTGTGGAATCCATTCTCACCGCCGCAGTGCGGGCATGAACTCGGGTTTTCTATAGCCATCTACTCAGCCTCCACCTTGATGCCAGCGGCGGCCAGCGCTACCTTTACGTCCTGGCTGTAGTTATAAACACCATCAGACCAGACATATCTGTCCCCAGATACAATTTGCCGTAAGTCTGGCAGCTTCACGGTGCGGGACTCCAGCTCGGCGATGCGCTGGCGCAGAGCAGTAACCTCGTCGAACAACTCACAGGCAGTACGTCCCTGAGCAATCGCTTTTGTCTGCGGCTTCTCCAGCGCCTCTACCAGCGCGAGAACGTTGGCAGGGTTAGCCAGGGCGATGAATTCGGCATTACGCTGCGCCGTCTCATCCCATGCCACATGCCCCTCGCCGTCGTATTCCTCACAGATGCAGGCGGCGTCACTGTTGAGCGAATCAAAGAGGGTTTGCCCGTCAGAGCCATAAATTGCGTATGAGGTGAATCCCTCCACGCAGTCATCGCCAGACCCGTAGCATCCTTCGTTTTTAACTTCGTCGGCCCACCATTCGCCCGGAGTCGCTTTCTCTGCAGCGGCCTTCATACGTTGCGCCAGTTCGGTGATATCAGTCATGCTGCACTCTCCTTAATCCCACTGCAGAACAGATGCGAAATACGCACCGCGACAAGGCGTATCACGAGGATGATGCCAGCCTGAATAACCTTCCTGCCCACCAATTGGACTGACTTTGTACCAGCACTGGTAATAGCGAGCGCTGGAAGCAAAATCCTCTGCGCCTTCAGCATCAATCACATCTTGGGATACAGACGCCTGGATAATATCTGCTTCGCTATAGTCGCCCCGCATAACCAGAAAACGAGCCTCATCGGAGCAGAGGTAATCAACTGCCCCATCAAATTTCCCCTTACTGGTTGGTTTGGTTACGTTGCTCATGCTGTCCACCATTCAATAAACATGCAGATACCAACGGTTACTACGGCAATAAGCACCCAGCAGATCACATCGAACAAGGCGGCGAACCGACGTAGGGTGTATTTGCTGTAATTCTCAGGATCAATATTCATACCGCCTCCCCAAGCACCCAACGGAGTGCGCTCGCATACTCACCCTCGGCAGATTCCAGGGCTTTAGTAATTTCTTTGCGGGTTTTCAGGCGCGGCTTTGCCTCACCGAGGATCTGACGTTGACGCCGGGCTTTTTCATGACCGGTAGTCCCAGCGGTCGCAGATTCAATCTCTTTCACTTTTTCCCGCTGCTCTTCCGGGGGTAGTGTGCCAAGCTGGCGGGCCTGAGTAACGGTGACAGTTCCGGACTCCACTGCATCGCGAACAGCCTGGGTGGCATCCAGCAGTGACAGAGTTGCGCGTACGGTCTGGACACTCACGCCAAACATCAGCGCTAAATCGTCCTCGTCGTGCCCGCGCTCCAGCGCATCAGCCATTTTCTTTGCTCGGCCCAGAGGTGTATCTGCCTGGCGGATTTCGTTAGCACTTACCATCGCCTGCGCCATGCGAACGGCGGACCCACGTTTAGCGACTGCTGGAACCAGTAACGGTTCTTTACCCTCTTTCAACAGTCGCTTGTTGGCTTCCAGTGTATGGCGCACACGCTGGCGACCATCGACTACACAAGACAGCCCTGTCTCCGGGTCTTTCCAGACGATAATCGGCTCAAGAACGCCCTGGTCCATGATGTTCAGCACCATTGCCTCGCTGATAGGCAGGTGGATACGCTCATCGTAAAGCGGGTGCGTTTTGTCGGTGACCAAGTGCAGATTTTCAGGTTCGAACGTCAAAACGTTCGTTTTGCCACTCGCGCCATATACCAGCTTTGAGTCTTTAGCCATCAGAGAGCCTCCACGTTACGGAAGCTGGTGGGGGAAATTGCTTTCAAATCGCGCATTGCTTCGAGGACATGCAGATTTATGCGCTTCTTGGTATATCGCTCAGTAATACGATCACACTCCTTCGCCCAGGATTTGACCTCTGCGAGAAGGGCGTCACGTTCGGTGCGCGTCTGGCGCAGAGCTACATTCGAAACATCGAGGACGGTAGCCAGTTCCTTGATGATTGCTGCCTGTTCTGGTGGCATAGTCTTGGCTATCTCGTACGCCTGTTTAATCAGTTGATTTGCTGTCTTAGCCATCTTTTGTTCTCCATCTGACGCGCTGCAACGCGTAAATTTAGGGTGCAGCAACCCAACCTATGAGAGTGGGTGAATAACTGGTTAAAATTTCTTGCTGATGGGGGACCGCCACTGCAATGGCGGTACGTTAGTTCTCCACACAACGAAAAGAGCACTGATACGATTAGCTATTGCGTTCGGATCGGCTTACGGCTTGTGTGTTTGCCCGTTCACCGCCAATGCTCTCATCTGTTGTGTCCCGGACTCTTCCCGGGCGTCACACCTTTTCGCCGCGCTGGTGGGGCGCACGTCGTGCCTGAAACACTTAGCTTGCACATTCTTCCGGAATTCCTGAGAGCGCATGGATAAAGGTAACTCTCTGGCGGCTAACGCTGCATGTGCCATACAGCGGTTGCGAATATTGCCGTTCACAACTGGAAGCGCACTCCTTCAGTTACAAACCGATCCCCACCGGAAAGAAGGGGAATGCGCTTCCATGTTGTGTTCTGTTCATCCTTGTCCGTAAGTTTCGTCATGTGCCGACGAGTAGAAGATAATCATAAATTGCGAGTAACGCAATAGTTATGTGCGTAAAACGCAAATTTAGGGCGAAAAAAAAGGCCTCGAATGAGGCCTAGTTTATGATGATGAATGCTATCCATGCCGTTTAAAGGACTGAGACTGGCTTATTAAAACCTTTCCATAGATATAGAATCTGTGTTCATTCTCTTTAGTTATATTCCATTCTCTATAACGAGGGTTATCAGAGATGACTAGCAGTTGGTCTGGTATCATCTGCAGGCGTTTAACATAAACTTTTCCATCAAAACCAAAGACGTAAATCCCAT